TTACCCAGCATACCATTACTGCGTTGTTGCAGTTGTTCAAATCTAGGCATCCAAACGTCAGGTTCTTTTTTTATAGTTTCTAAATCTTGATATTCACCTGCTTTAGCTAAACCAGTAGCACCTAATGCGGCGGCACCTGCTACACCTTTAAGTAGGTCTCTACGGTTAATATCTTCATCAATGAATTCGTTTGCTCGCACGTTATTTTTTAAGGTTTCTAATATATTGTTCAGCTAGCATTACTAATTCTTCCATTTGCTCTACACTCTCGCAATTCCATCTGCGTAGTGCTAATGCTTTGGGAGTAGGTTTACCATTAGGCTTTTTCATAGGACCTTTGTTACCACTCATACGAGCACAAAAACTCTTGCGGCGTTTGGCAGCTTTTGACCCAGGCTTTAATTTACTAGGTTTGGTAGTAACTGCTGTTTGCAATTTGCTACCTGGATTTTCTCTACGATATGCCTTTACTGCTTTGCGGCTCATACCGGATGTTTTGTCTTTCTTGTTGACCTTGTTCCAATCCTCATCTATTCCTTGCTCTTTCTTTTTAGCAATAGCAATAGCGGCTTGTTGTGCTGGATTTGCGGCTTCAGTAATAATTTCAGTAATTTTCATAATGATATCCGTAAATAGTTGACTTTATTGCGTAAATATGTTACACTGTATATTATTATTTATCACTTTGGACTTCTATGCACTCTTTTGACACTAACATTAAACGCATTGGTTTTGCTTGTAAATGGGCAGAAATCAATAAAAAAGGTGAAATTGTTTCAGCCGAGGGCCTTAACACAGGTGGCACTACACAAGCGTGGGCAAAACGTAACAGTCGTGATGTAGTAGAAGAAAAGATTATGGATGTTGCTAAACGTAACATTATGAATACTCACGCACTTGTTAAGAAAGTAGCTACACTAGAACCCGAACTACGTATGTTACGCTTGACTAGTGATATGTTTAGTTTTTATACTATGGATGGTTACAAAGAATTTTGGCATAGCACAGATGTACAGAATAGCTTAGAACGTTGGATGGCACCCATTGGTGAAACAGCACGTGCTAATGATGTTCGTCTTAGCTTTCACCCTGACCAATTTGTAGTTTTAGCAAGTGACCGTGACGAGGTAGTAAATAAGAGTATAGAAGAATTTGAATATCATTGCGACATGGTTAGATGGATGGGCTATGGCAAATCATTTCAAGACTTCAAAGTAAACGTACATATTTCAGGTAGACGTGGCCCACAAGGCATTAGAGATGTGTACAATAGATTGTCGCCAGAAGCGAGAAACACACTAACACTAGAAAATGAGGAATACACACATGGACTTACTGACTGCTTATCATTATCTGACCTCGTACCTACGGTCATGGACATACACCATAATTGGATACGTGAGGGAGAATATATTTCCCACAATGATGATCGGGTTAAGATGGTTATTGATAGTTGGCGTGGTGTTAGGCCTACTCTACATTACTCCGTCAGCCGTGAAGATGTACTTGTCGGACATTCCGGATCACAGTTACCCGCTCATGGTGCGTTGATTGAATCAGGATACAGTAAGCAGAAACTTCGGGCACATAGTGACTACTATTGGAACGAAGCCGTGAACGATTGGGCATTGACATTTATCGATAACTTTGATATGATGTGTGAATCAAAGGCAAAGAATCTTGCCAGCTTTAAACTATACGAAAGATACAAATGTTTGAAAAAATAAAAAACTTATTTAAGAAGCCAGAAGTTAAATCTGAACCTGAACCAAAGAAGGTTAAAGAAAAGAAAGTTGCACCTGAACTTACTGCTAAAGAAAAAGCAACGGCAGCAGGTGAGCCGTACATCAACATACTGAGTATGGAGCTTGATCCTAATGATGTTAACAATGGTGCGTTTGAACTTGATTGGAATGAAAAGTTCATTTTAAATCTGATTCGTGCAGGTTACAAACAAAAAGATAGTGACACAGACAATGTGTTGGTGGATCGTTGGTTTCAAACAATTTGCAGAAATATTGCGCTCGAGGTCTATGAACAACAACAAGCTGATCCTACAAACCGTGACTTACGTATGGTCCGTACTAAAAACTTAGGTGATGGTCGCACAGAAGTTAGTTGACAATAAATCAAACATAGTGTATAATATATACATATTAACATTACCTTTATACATATGAAATACGCACTAATCGACACAGCAAACACATTCTTCCGTGCCCGTCACATTGCATCACGTAATAGTGATACATGGGAAAAGATTGGCATGGCACTTCACTTAACACTAGCAAGCACTAATCAAATCGTTCGCAAGTTTGGAATCGATCACGTTGTATTCTGCTTAGAAGGTCGTAGCTGGCGTAAGGATCATTATGAGCCCTACAAGAAAAATCGTGTAGTAGATGCTCTATCACAGACAGAGGCAGAACGTGAAGAAAACGAAATGTTTTGGGACACGTATGAAAAGTTCACTACATTTCTAAAAGAAAAAACAAACGTATCAGTATTGAGGCATGAACGTGCTGAGGCTGATGACTTAATTGCACGTTTTGTTCACTTGCATCCCGATTCTGAACATTTTATCATCAGTAGCGATACCGACTATGTTCAACTTATCAATGAAAATGTCAAGCAATATAATGGGGTGTCTAATCAACTGATTACACTTGACGGTTATTTTGATGACAAGGGTAAGATTGTTAAAGATAAGAAAACTAAAGAACCCAAACTGTTAGGTGACCCGCAATGGCATCTTTTTATGAAGTGTATGCGTGGTGATAGTTCTGACAATGTATTTTCTGCTTATCCCGGGGTACGTGAGAAAGGTAGTAAGAACAAAGTTGGACTAACTGAGGCTTATGCTGATAGAAATAAGCAAGGCTTTCATTGGAACAACATGATGTTGCAACGCTGGGTAGACCACAATGAAGTTGAGCATAGGGTAAAAGATGACTATGAACGTAATCGTGTACTGATTGACTTAACAGCACAACCGCAAGAGATTAAAGACTTGGTTGATGCACGTATTAAAGAGGGTGTTCGTACTACGACTATCCCTCAGGTTGGCATTCACTTTATGAAGTTCTGCGGTAAGTATGAGCTGACTAAGATTAGTGAGCAAGCTGAAACATATGCAAAATGGTTGAATAGTCCTTATCAAGGGAGTTTAGTATGAAAACTAGCTGGACAGTTGAATTACAGGAAGATCCTGATACCGGCGACTTTATTTTAGAGTTTCCACCGGATATGTTGGAACAAACGGGTTGGGTCGAAGGTGATTCATTAATTTGGAAAGATAATGGAGATGGAAGTTTTATGTTAACTAAGAAAGAAACACAATGGGTTCTTGTAGAATCTATTGATACCTTCCGTAAACGTTATATGATCGAGGTACCTGTAGGTACTGACGACTATGGCAACGACAAAACATTATGGGCGTTAGATACAGTAACAATGGAAAAGGCAAAGGAATTCAGCCAAGAGTATATCGGGGAACAGATTATCAGTCACCGTGTTGTTACATATGATGAGGCATTGGTATTATCTGATAAAGATAATGATTATACTGTAGCTTGGGATAATGATACCAAAGTTAAAACCTTTTTCACAACATTAGCTGACCAAGAAAAATGACCTTTACTACGCCTGACAAAACTATTAAAACAATACGACAGGATGACCCTGACTTTCATATTCATAATGGATTTCTTATGGCGCCACGTGCTGGATTTGAGATTAGCAATGACTGCCCAAGACAATATAAACTTATGATTATGGAAGCTATAAAGAATGGTTGGCTACAACCAATAGCATATATGAAAGAATCTGAATACGTTTGGGAAAAACTAGGAGAATAAAATGAACAGAGATTACAACAACTTACAATACATTTTAAACAAAACACCCGAAGAACTAGCAGTTTGGTGGGAATCTTTAGAAGATGAAGATCGGTCCTATGCTATGGAAATCATTATTGAATATCGTAAGATGCTAGATGAGCCATTTGTCGAAGATTATTCTATTGCAAAAAAATACTTAAAAAAGTTTCAGTTAAATAACTGATGAATGAACACATTTGCTATTACCCTTGGGTAGGTTTAGATATTGAAGTTCAACAAGACTTTAGACCTTGTTGTAAGTATAAAAATATGCTTGCAAAAAACTTACCTGATTTCTTAGCAAGTGATGAACGTAAACAACTACAACAAGATTTCCTAGACGGAAAAAAGCCTGAAGGTTGTAGTAGATGTTGGCAAGACGAAGCTTCCGGTATATTATCTAAACGCCAACGAGATTGGGTAACGGTATTTAATGAGACTGAACCTGACTTAAACTCATTTAAAGTACTTTCAGTTCCATTTGGCAACATATGTAATCTAGCTTGTAGAACGTGTAAAAGCTATGCAAGTAGCAGATGGCTTACTGAAGAACATAAGCTTAAAAAAGTATTCCCCGAAACTAAATCATGGCCTCATAATAGATATTATGCAGAACCAGACTTTTTAAAGAATATAAAAAGTGTATCTGATGATTTAATACTGATTGAGATGCCAGGTGGTGAACCATTCGTTAGTGGCATTGAAGAACATTTAGAATACTTAGATTACCTCATTCAACATAACGCAAAGAACATAACTATACACTATACAACCAACTGTACTATCATGCCCGACGAACGGTTTTGGGAACGTTGGAGTAAGTTTAAAAAGATTGATATGCAGTTAAGTATTGATGGTACTGGTAAAGTATATGAATATACTAGATGGCCAGGTATCTGGTCAGAAGTGTATAAAAATATACAACACTATAAACAAAAACGTAAAGAGAATATTAATCTTATGTTAAGTATATCTCATACCATGAGTATCTTTACAGTATTTTATGTTGATGAGTTTATTGAATGGTGTCGTGTTGAAGAACTACCTAAACCATATATTGGAATGGTGTTTAGACCAGACTATTATGGTGTAGATGTATTGAGTAAAGAAACAAAAGAATATTTGTGTAGCAAGTTAACTGACCCACATTCAGTGCAAGTATTAAACTATATGAATACTTTGGATAACCAACACTTGCTAGAAAAAGCATTTAAGTATATAATAACTATTGATGAGCATAGAAAACAAAAGTTTAGTGAATCATTACCCGAATTTTATAATGTATTAAAAAACACTTGTAGTGTACTAGGAAAGTTACCATGAAAACCCGCGAAGAAATCATTAATGATATGTGCTATACATATCGACATGATTATGGATTAGACAAAGATCCAAATGGTCCTCCCTGGTTATCAGGAATGACACCGGATGAGCGTAAAGGATTGTATAACACAATGGCTCAGATTTTTGATAATAGTATTCTACCTGTTATGGAATTAAAGAATGGCAAGCCTAGCTGAATACTTTGAAAAGAATCGTTACAAGCCTAAATATGAGTTTATGGCTAGAGTAACAGGTATGCATGGTAAAATACGTTGGATTGGTAGTGTGGGTAATGATACTGTTATCAGCGACCAAGTAGGACCTATACTACATATTCATTTAGATTTACCACTAAAGATTGACGGTAAGTATACTGATCATTTGTTTACTAAGCATAAAGGTGTAACCCGATTAGTGAGTTACGATGAAGAACCTAAGAAAAAGAAATAATGTATGATGCAGTAATTTTTACTGATGTAACAGATACAGTAACTATATATAAGGCAATCGGTGCGTATAAGATTGCTAATACTCTACGACAACAAGGATATAGCTGTTTAGTCGTAGATCACCTACACGCATTTTCATTAAACGAAATCACGGAAGTAATAGATAGGGCTGTGTCAACTAATACATTGTTTGTAGGATTCAGTACAACCTTCTTTAATAGCATCATTGACTCTAATAACACAGACGGATCAAAAACATATAGACCTGTCTTGTCCGGAGTTATGCCACAGGGTATTGACTTTGAAACTCACGTTGTTAATCATATTAAAACCAGAAACTATAACTGTAAAATTGTAGTGGGCGGCACAAAGGCTCACGCTAACTTAAATGATAAGAACATAGATTACAGTGTGATTGGGTACGGGGAAGTTAGTATTCTATCTATTGCCAATCATTTAAAAAATGACACACCATTAGTCAATAGCTATAAAAATTTATACGGTATTACAATAGTTGATAACAGAACAAATGATAACTATGATTTTGTCAATAGCAAATTTGAATGGGAAGATTTAGATGTTGGTAATGCTAAGGTATTACC